GCTAATTAGTAAAAGGAGAGTAAAGATATGATGTGGATTAATGTATTTATGTGGGTTACAGCAATTATAGCGATAGCGTCACTTGTAGCAGCTGTAACCCCAACACCTCAAGGAGATAAATTTTTATCTAAATTATATAAAGTGATAGATTTTCTAGCACTTAACATCGGCAAGGCCAAGGATAAATAATGAGTTGGTGGGGCAAATTAGTAGATAAAGTTACAGGTACTAAAAGAGTTAGAGTGAGATCTAGAGACGAGGATGGTAAATTTGTTGGCGATGACAAATCAACTCCAGACGTAAATGAAGCTTACACTACTGTAAGAGTAAAAGAAGATAAATGACCAAAGAAGATTCTGATTTAACGTCTTTAAAAGTATACGAAAGAGAATCAGCTATAAGATTTGAGTATATTGAAAAAAGACTTGATGAAGGATCTGAAAAATTCAAAAGGCTTGAAGTTCTTATATGGGGTATTTACCCTGTATTGATTACTTGTATCATAGCCACCAGGTATATCTAATGTATGAATATTCTTGTAAAGTGGAAAGAGTTGTTGATGGAGACACTATTGATGTTGTGTTGGATCTTGGCTTTGATATTTTTCACAAGTGTCGTGTTCGCCTATATGCTATTGATACTCCCGAGTCACGTACTCGTAACAAAGATGAGAAGGCTAGAGGAAAAATGGCTGGGGCTTTCTTAAAAGAAGCCATAGAAAGCGGGGAGAAAGTAGTCATTCAAACAAAACTTAAAGACTCAAAAGGTAAATACGGTAGAGTTTTAGGTGAAGTTGTAGTTGATGATATTAATATCAACAAACTTATGATCCAGTGTCATCTTGCAGTTGCATATCATGGACAGTCAAAAGAGGACGTAGAAGCTGAACACATGAAAAATAGGGACATTCTTATTGATAAAGGGTTATACGTCCCTGTAAATTAATGGACCAAGCAGTTCAATTTATAAATGAAGTAGGCTTTCCGATAGCTGCTGCACTAGGTCTAGGTTTTTTTATCTGGAAACTAATAAACCGTATTATTGACGGTATGGAAACCAAGGTTGACGTTCTTGACGATAAGGTTGCTGACCAAATAGAACAAATGGAACAGAGACTAGGTACTAAGTTAGATTCACAACACGGAATTCTGGTTGCTTTGATAGACAGAGTTAGATCACTTGATAATGAAATAATCAGACAAGATACACTTATTAAAACGATACTAGGTGTACCGCAATTAATAGATAGCAACAAGATTGCAAAAGCAGATAGAGACGATCAGAGGAAAGATTGATGGATCCTAAAACACCTAACGAACTATTACTTATTTCATCTATGCTTATCGTTACAGCTATTGTTCTGCTTACACATCAACTGCAAGCAGACGAAATGACACACAAATTTAAAAATCCTAGTTTTTCTGGAGTTGGCACAAGCAGTCACTATCTCACCATAGAGAACCAAGAGTTTAATAGAAAAGAAGCTATACGAGAGGAAATAAAAGCTTACGTTGAAGATTTAGAAAGAGAAGCAGAAAACACCACACTTGCAAGATTTATACGTAATTTAGAAAGTAGAATTTACGCACAACTAAGCAGACAGTTAGTTGATAGTCTATTTGGTGAAACCGCATCTGACTTTGGCATTTTAGAGTTAGAGGGCAACACTATAGAATATAAAGTAGAAGACGATAAAGTAACATTAATTATTACAGATGAAGAAGGCAATACAACAGAAATTACTGTACCCCTTGGCTCTTTCACTTTCTAGTTGTGCTTTGATTGTAGACC